ATGCCAGTCATTGACACACCAAGCAAACGCTCTTCTTCGGTGTTCTTCTCCCAGATCTTACGAAGATACGGGAAGTGTGTCATCGTCGATTGGAAGGTCCCCAGAATCGTTGCCATGCGTATCTTACGCCGTAGTACGTCAGCTGTATCGGTGCTACGAACAATAACACTGCTAAGATTACAGAACTGATAAGGACGGAGAATGATTTCTGAACAGGGATTAGTACCCCATTCTTGACCCAAATCACGGCGTCCATTGCGAGACGCTTGCAACTCCGAAGCATAGCGACTGAAGATGCCACGCTCTCCCGAATGACTCTCATAGATACTGCTCCACTCCCTCATGAACTGACCAACGGTAGGCTTGGATGTGTACACGGCACTGTTGTTTGCCAATGCACGTTGACCATTACCATCCCACCAGTTACCTGCCTTAGCGTGTGCCATGCGGTCGTCAGACAGATCTGACAGACTGATCATAGCGGACCGTCGTACTCCTCCGACAACGACGACTTCACCGATTTTGCAGAGGATGTCGTGGGCTTCAAGGCTTGTAAGTTTTCTTCCACAAGCTCCCTTAAATTTTGAGACGCAATACGCGAAGAGTTCAACCAAAGGTTCGGGACCGGAAGCACGGCCTCCAAACGTCTTAAGGCGAGTACCTGCTGGTCTAACTGCTCCAACATCCCATTTAGGTACTTCACCTGCATAGAGTAGGGCAATGACTTGCCTGAGGGCTTTTGCCCAGCCTTCTTTGGAGTCTTTGACGACGATGGTTGTTTGGCTTTCATACAGCTTCTCCGGAATCTCTGGCAGTTTATTGACGTACTGTTGCTCGACAGAGAAACCAACACCAGTACCACACAACAAGATATACATCGCCTCATCGAACGCCTTGGGGTCGTCAATGGGCAGGTATGAACAATTGTAGCCTGCGATGTTCTGACGCTCCAGAGCTTCTCCTGCGGTCATGATGGAACGCATAGAAGGAACGACATCCAGATTGGTCACTGCCTCTTGCAGCTCTTGGCGCAACTCAGGTGTCAGGTTGTAGTTGTGCTTCTTCTTCAGGTGACCTTCCATGAAGTCGAAGTAGCGAGTAACGGTCTCACCCCAGTGCTCACGACGACCTTTGTCATCTAGGTACCGTGCATAGCGACTCTTGGCGATATATTCATTGTAACTGTTCATTAACGATTATCTCCGTTTCCCTTGATTACGTCACGTTCCTGACGATCAATTAGTTTGTTCATGTTCTGTTCGATAACATCGGCTGCTTCAACATTCAGTGCGGTACAGAGCTGGCACAGGTACCAGAATACATCACCGACCTCACTAATAATGTCTTTGTCATTCCTCACATTGTCACGAACGATCTTCTTAATTTTTCCAGCGACTTCACCTGCTTCACTTGTCAACCCCAAGGACAAATACACTAGGGCATTGTCCTTAGGATAGATAGCGGTGGTTGCGGTGAACTGCTGATATTCAGCTAGATTCAACTTTCTTCCTCCATCGGTTACACCATCTGACTAAGCGATCGAATTGCTCAGTATCTTCTTCATCAAACTTGATTGTTCCTCTAGAGCCTTCAAAGCTCCAGTTAAGACCTCTTTCTGAATCGAGATAGGCTCCAGAATTAATGATCGCATATGCTTCTGCATATCGGATTGCAGACTTTGACTTAAATATGCAGAGAATAGTTTTTCGTTCAATGCCTTCTGCGTCTCGTTGTATTGTTTTACTAGAGCTGCAGTATTCTCGCCAATCGTTTTCAACCCATCCATTTCCTCTTTTAGCCCAAAACTGTTTGCGTCCAACATAGTACTCTCCGTTTTTCATTTCAATTAAGTAGATGAATCCTAGAAAGTCTTCGAGTCTACTCTTGTAGTTTGTGATGCCTGTGGCATTCTTCCATTGTAGATCATTCCTCGGCATGGTCTCTGAACTCTTCTTCAAAAAACTCTGCCATCTCTTCGATACGATCCTGAGCCATCTCCACCAGTTCTTCCGTAGTTAACTTGAGAACTTCGATCAGTAGGTCAGGGTCATACGTCTCTACAATCTTTTCTTTTAGTTCTTCCAGTGTAAACATTATTGTTCCACCTCCCCTTCTACATCAAAGTCCTCCAGATCATAGTTCTGAATGAAGCTGATGTCCTCCTCGTAGAGGACTGGTCGATCTAGAGCAGCTATAAACTCCTCTAGTTCAGCCTTCATGTCCTCTAAGCTCAGCGCCCTTGGAAAAGCCGGAGCGTCCCCCAGCAATTCCAAGTCACCTTCGCTGTTGAAAACGGCTTCACGAAATGTCATAAAACCGTTTACCTGCTGATACAACATTAACTTGTTTAATGCTGATCTCATTTAGTGATCTCCTGAACCTTTGGTTCGTTTACCACCTTTACCAAGAACTTTGGTCCATTGTAATACAAGAAAGTACGCATTTCTGGATAGCATGCTTGCTTGTACTGACAATAAGAACAACCAACGCCAAGTTTTAGATTGCCAGACTTTCCGTCTTCTTCTGGAGCATGACAGAAGTCTGGTGATTCCTCTTGCTCCACAGCCTTTTTTAGCTCAATGATCTTCTCTTCAATGTCTTCCTTGAGCTTCGGATGGTTGGTGTTCTCAAGATCATACTCAAGCCACGTCAGGTGCCCGTTCTGCTTATCCATTGCCAGCCAAGCGATCTTTGTGTCTCCCTCTGACTTAGCGTAGGCTTTGAGCTGATCAATGTACCCGAAGGCGTCATCGTCAACCAGAGAACCATCCTTGAACTTCTTGAAGCTGTAAGAGCTGGTACTCTTAACATCCATCAAACGACCATCAATTCGACCATCCATGTGTCCTACGACACCAGCGACCTCACAGCGTTTCTGCTCGTCAGTCACAGTATGACCAGAAGCCTTCACAAGGAACAAAAGCATCTCTTCGATGATGTGACCATACATGAACTTAAGTTGCGTGTGTGGTGCGATCTCTTCTGCTTCTGTACCGTGCATCAGATGCCACAAGTACCTCTTGGTGCGTCCGACATTAGATAACCGAAGTGTCCTGCGGTCTGTCTTGTATTCGGACAGTTGGCGTTTCATGATCTTCTTCATCGACTCGCCAAACTCGTGGATGAGATAGTCTATGTTGACATTCTCAGGTACCTGCTTTGTTTTTAGCAGACCATAAATGTCGTCAATCAGTGTGTCTGTGCCCATGTTTCTCCAATCTTAAAGTCACCATCCAAAGGACATCTTAGCTTGAGCTGAACGCCTGCCGCCTTGATACATTCTACAGCAAGCCATCCAAAAGTCTGCGCCTGATCCTCTCTGACTTCAGCTTGGATTTCATCGTGGATGTTGCCAACGAATTTATACTGTATATTATATATTTTAGCATACTCATCAAGGATTGTCAATGCTTTTTTCATAACAACAGCACCTGCCGATTGCAACAAAGTGTTTAATGCGGCGTGTGGGCTTCTGATCCAGAGTTTGCGTCCGTCCAGCCCTGTGAGATAACCACGGTTAGCAGCTGTTCCAACTCGCTCTCGTAGGTCCGCAAGCGCTGGTGTGTTTGAGAGAAACTTCTCCTTAAGTCGTCTACCAGCTCTTGCTGTGCCTCCGGTGATAGAACCAATTTTTGCATCTCCGGCTCCATATAGAAACGCGTATATGAAAGTCTTAGCTTGATCTCTTGTAGCAAGTCCTGCAGCCTCTTGGTTTGCTGTGTGAATATCTCCATGCAAAATCTCCTTCGTGTACGCTGCGTCATTCATGTAGTGCGCCAGCATACGTAGTTCGAGACCTGAGGCGTCACAGCCAACCAGCTTGAAGCCTTTAGGTACCGTCCAACAAGATCGACACTCTTTGCCATAGGGACTATATCCTGCAGGCACCTGTGCCATGTTTGGGCTATTGTGCGTCATCCGTCCTGTGACCGCACCAATAGGGTTAACATAGCCATGTACTCGACCATCTTCTTCTACCGCATCCACCCAAGACTCAACCTGTGCGATCCGCTTCTGTACCAGCAGATACTCACCAATGAGCTGTGCCTCTGGGATGTCTTTCACGTTGCTCAGGACCTTCTCGTCAACGATCGGCTGACCGTTCTCGGTGAAGTCCTTAGGAACCCATCCGAACCACTGCAGATACTTACCGATCTGCTGGCGAGAACCTAAGTTAAACTCAGGATACTCGATACGACTGAAAGGACCGGCAACCAGATCAGAATCATCACCAAGAAACTTAAGACCAACAGTAGAAAGACTCCCATCTTTTTTAGTCTTGGGATGAATCTCTTTGACAAAAACAGGTAACGGTTTGAAGGTATCCCGTACAGATTGTTCGAGCTGGATTTTTTTCTCATATAATGTTCCTAACAAGTCTACGGCTTGTGCTTGGTCGAGCAACCATCCGTTTTGAATTTGTCCTGCGATAATCTCCTGAACCTTATGCTCAAGCTCAACGCTTTCTGTTCCAAAAGGCGCGAGCTTTTGAACAAGATAATCATAGGTAGCATGAGTAACAAGTACGTCCTGTACACAATAGTCCACCATAGCGTCCGTAAGCTGGCTCCAATCATCATAGTCGCCCTTGTGAAGTTTTAGTCGTATTCCCCACTCTCTGAGGCTGTGCCCTCCTTCCATAGAAGGGTTGCATAATCTCGAGAGTACCAAAGTGTCTGTAAGTTTTGCAGAGGAACTATCAAATCCCAAGAGGCGGTTGAGAACACATATATCATAGGCAATAATGTTGTGCCCGATAATGTGTGTAACACCGCCCATGAACTCTCTGAGCGACTCATGGGTTGGGTTCCTCAGGATTGAGACTTCCTTCGTGTGGATGTCCCTGATCACTACCACCCAAACTTTGGTCGGTTTCAGACCATCTGTTTCGATGTCTAAAATCACTTCCCTCATAAACGTACCTTACAAATTTGTACAAAACATCATCTCCCCATATGTTCAAAGCATTGTTGATCCAGTAGCATACCCAGCGTGTGTTTTCTTTGGTATAGCCCTTGGAGCAATCAATCCTATCAGGTGAGGCTTGGAATGGACTGCCACGCTCGTCAGTATCAAGAAACTTGATGCCTGTGACAGCACAACGCCCATTCTTTATTATATCACGGATCTCAGGAACCGTCCACTCTAGTGGTTGGTACTTGTCAGGGTTAGTCCGTGCTCTCTCGTACATCCTAGCCCTGACCCGCTGAGCGTTGTCCCAGCTCATCTTAGAACTCATCTTCTGCGCTAGCTGCTTTTAGCTCAGGTGGAACGCCAGCCTCAAGACGACCAGTTCCTTGGTTATAGTACAGCCATCCTGCAGGTCCAGTCAGACCAGTCCTGCGGCACTTCACCAGTTGGACGAAGGTGCTATTCTTGGCGTAATCATCTTCAGACATCTTGTCACGACTCAGAAGAATCGTGTTGAAGGCGATCTGATTGATACTGCCTGAACCCTTCAGGTCATACTCAGAAACATTGTGTGGTTGCGATGCACTTGGCTTACGCATGTGTGACACCACAATGATTGACACATTGGTTTCCTTGGACAGCTTGAGCAGTCGATCCATGAAGTCGTCAATGACCTCGTTGGTGTTGCTGGACACACCTGCCTGCAGAGGATCAATCACCAAGATGTTGCACCCGCTACCCTTGACCATCGAGCGCAGTTTGATGAAAAGCTCGTCTGCGTCCACGGCACCGAAGTGATCCAGAAGATAGATCCGACCATCGGTGATGATGTCAGACTTGTACTTCGACAGGTCGTGGTCTTCAAGGTTCTCAAAAGAGAAGTTAAGGTTGTTGTGAATTGTCAACAGATTCTTCACAGCCTCGCCCTTGGATGCCTCAAGGAACGCACAGCCAATCCGAAGGTCGGTGTTCTTCCACAGGTGGTAGGTGATCTCGTTGACCATGGTTGTCTTACCGACACTGGTCAGAGCACCCAGAACCGTGATCTCGCCTGCGGCAATGCCACCGTTCATCATCTGATTCAGTTGACCAAAAGACTCAGGGAAGGGGATAATCTTCTCCTTGCCCATGTTCAGGAAGTCTTCCCAAGCATCCTCAAGTGTGATCACGCCTGTGATAACGAACTGCTTGGCGCCCCACCACTCCTGCGTGAACTGCTTCACACGACCGTTCTTCAGGTAGTCGCTTGCGTCCTTGAACTCATCGAAGGTTACGATCTTGGCTTTGTTTGGCGAAAGTACCTGAGCGCACTCTTCAGCGGCAATACGACCAGCGTCATCCGAATCAAACGCAATGATGACGTTCTCAAAGCCTTCAAGCCACTCCAGATTACGCTGGAAGTCCTTCTTAGCACCTGCGGCGCCCTTCGATACACTGACCACAGGCCAGCGGCTACCAAGCATCTCAAATGCCGCCAGCGCATCAAGTTCGCCTTCCACAACAGTGACGTACTTACCCTCATTACTGAAGAGTTGTTGTCCGAAGAGCGTGTTGTTTCGCATGTCTCCTGACGTTGTGAACCTTTTGTCCCGTAGGACTCGCACTTTTGTGCCACAGAGTTTTCCTTTCTTGTCGTAGTATGGATAGTACTGCTTGATCGCCTCAGAGCTTCCCATGCTGAACTCGGTTGTCACGCCATACTTCTTGGCTGTGTCCAAAGAGATCTTGCGGTCAGAGATAGCTGAGACGATGCCACGGACTTCAGCCATGGGTGATGTTGGAAAGTCTCTTATATCTCCAGAATCTGAAGGGAAATAAGAATTACACCCAAAGCAATAACCGTGACCATCATCGTACCTCGCTAAATTATCTTTTGAATGGCACTTCGGACATGGTTCATGTTTGACGAAGTTAGCCTCTGTTTTATGCCTTTGCATACTTTTCCTCAAAGAAGGGACCGAAGTCCCTGTGTTTAAGATTTTGGTAGTTCCACGTAGTCTGCCGCTACGTTCATCAGCGTCTCAAGATCTGAGAAGAAGACTCGATCTGAGACCCAGTTGTCGTTGTCATCTCGACCACCATAAGCAAAGACAAAGCCGTTGCTCAGGATCTCGACAGAGAACTCTTCGTTGCGTTGCTTGAGCAGTAACATCAGAACTCCTCCGCAGACTCGGTTTCTTCTGCGAACTCGATGACCTTGACGGCTGAGAGATACGGAGAGACACCGTGGACTGGGTGGGGTTTGCCTGAAGTCCACTTAACGCGAACCTTGGAACCATACTTGAGGGAAGATGCAGGGATTTCGTTGCCGTCAGGATCGTAGACCTTGACTTCGTACTTGCTGGCGAATTTGCGCTGAGGCTTGCCGTTGTACTCCTTGAGCTTGATGCCCATGTTCTCCAGCTCAGTTGCCTCCTCGTCATCCATGGTCAACGTGAGAGAGTACTTACCTGTGTCTTGACCCATGTACTTATCGGTCTCGGTCAGGTTAACGAATGCGGCGACGCCGTTGGTGTAGTTTGCCATGATTACCTCCTATAAAGATCTTGGCGATGTCGTAGCGGGATGCTACATTGAAATTGTATCACAGGTCGTGGCGGTCTGTCAAGACATCATCTTCAAGTGCTTGAAAGACCTCCCCCTTAAGATTCTTCTTAAGTCTAGACCTCCTATATTCCCTCTTAGGTGAATACTCTTGTTTAGACTTATGAAGAATATCCATGTATTTCTTTACATAGTTTCTTTCTTTAGGTTTATTATACATAAAGATTAACTCCTTTAGTTCTCCTTATGTATATATTTTACCATGGCTCCTCATCCTTGTCAACAGGTTTTTCTTCAGACCACTCACTTTCGTCAATGGACTCGTAGACAAACTGAAGACACTCGAAGCACATGTCGGTGTACTCCCCTCTGCTGTCCTTGAATGTTGACTCCTTGTCAGACAATGCTTTGTTACATGCTGTGCATCTCATAATACTCCTAAAACGCCTCAGATGGGCTTCTGTTGAACTTTTAGCACCTTGGGTATACCAAGGTACCCCCTAGTTAAAACGGTGCTTCTCCGACCGTTTCTTCCAAATGCTCGAAGGCAGTCGCTGGTCGGTTCATGATCGCACACACCTGTCGGATCAGGGGCTTGCTAACCCTTGTCCATGGTGAATGTGTACGCCATGCCTCCATCGCTTCTTGGTCTGTCATTCTTCAACTCCAAAATGTTCTTTGATACCTTTAGATAAATCTTCACGCCACAGAGTGTCAAAGTCTCTCTGATAATCTTCGTTAAGATATCTTACGCATTCCCAAACAATCAGCTCGGCGAACTTATGCAGGTGGTCCATACGGTGGCTGGGGTTCAGCTCGTACGGCGATGTCTTATACTTGAAGCTGAATACTTCATGCGCCAGTTCTTTAATTCGTTCGTTCATGTGTTATTCTCCTAATTCATTTACAACATTAGCAGCCACACTCCAGTAGTTATGCTTTCCACCAGCAAACTTTACTGCTTCGTGTTGCTCCATTAATGTAGCATAGGCATCTTTAATGGCTTGTTTATAACCTTCGTTCCACGACCCGTCCTTCACCAAGTGATAGAACTTAACAAGCTCATCATCATAAGGACCTGCCCAATCAACAACATGATTGTCAATGTTCCACCGTTCACCGTTCCAAGTAACAAAACCAGCTTCCTCAGCCAACGCTTTGATTTCGTCTGTAAACTCAGGGTTGTACTCAGGCGCTAGCTTCTTAGCCTCCTCAATCCCTGCCTTAATAGCAGTGAGGATGCCTAGCCTTGTGAGTGCTTCCATTGCCTCTGGTGGGAAGTTGAATTGATAGACAGCACTGCCGTCTTCGTTCTCACGCACCAGCGTTACGTCTGCTGTTCCTACTGTTGTCATGTGTTCTTCTCCTCCGATAAAAACTCAGCCTTCACTAGGTTAGTCGCAACGTGCCAATAGTTGTGCGTTCCCTTAGCCGCCTCGTGTTGGATCATTAACAAGTCAACAACGTCTTTCATGGCTTGTTTATAGCCCGTACTGAAGCCGCGCCACCGTTCCTGTGACCACTTAACACCATTCTCTGTCATCGGGACGGTATAGGCTTCACTTTCACGCCACTTTTGATACATTTGATTCATGTTGTGATCTCCGCTCATACCTGTCCCCCATACCATTTATTGATAACAAGTGCAAGAGCCTTTTGCATCTTCTTGAGAGCAGCTACGTCTTCCTCCTTGTCAGTGCTAAACACAGCAAGCCAGCCATGATTAGGGTCTTTGTACTGCTTCAGATATTCAGTCATGGTTTCGTAACTATTCATCAGCGATTGTAGTGTGATGTCATCAGCCACATCTAAATCAATCTCAACTTTCATAGCTTCTCCAATTCATCAGTCACCAGTGTGGCATACCCTGCGATGTCATTCCACGAGTCGTCATAGTATGGGTCACCGTTGCAGATCCGTGCCAGCTTGTTGCAGATTAGTTCAAGGGACTCTTGCATGTAGGGTTCCATGTGATCCCAGCTTGGTGCCTTGTGAACTATGTCCTTGAACGCCTGAGAGAACTCCGACACGTTCCTGTACTGCCCATAGCGGTTGCCACGCATGATCAGCACCTCCTCGATCGTGCGACCTGTTGACTCTGCTTCTCCGATTATTTGCTCGCTGTGTGCGCCCATGTAGTTCTCCTTGATGTAACGAATGTTTTCCCGTAGGTTCCAAAGGTCGTATTCAATGTCATGCTCCATCGTGCTCCCCAAAAACTGTTGGCATCAGGCATTCTAACTCGTTTTGGCAGAGCAGGGCGATCTCCCTGTGCTCTTTCTGTGTCTCGACACCTGTGCGCACCTCGAGGTAGTGTATCCATGAGCGCACAGTGCCTGACATGTACAGGCGTGACATGGTGAGACCCTCAGGCAACAGCTTGCGGGCGACCTCCTTGGCGATGCCTTTGCTTAGTGCTTCCTTGTACATGTACTCAGAGTCACTCAGGACACGGTCCTGCGCCATTTTCCACCACTGATTGAGGTACTGGTCATCGGTCTCGATGCTGTTTTGTCTGTTCTTCTCATCCTGCAGGCGTGGTTCAGTCAGTTCTGCAAAGTCTGTCGCCTCAGCATAGCGTTGGGAAAACTCTTGGAAACTGAACGACCTGTGACGCAGGATCTGCCTTGCGATGTCACGTGTGGTCACGATCTCCAGACACACCGATGCCATCTCAAAGGGTGACCAATGGCGATGCTTGCGTAGGTACCTGAGCAGTCGCG